GTACACCGGCCGGTCTTAAAATGAAACCGGCTCGCGTAATATTTGGTTGTCGACCTTTGTTGGTGGTTGAGACAATGGCATGGATGAAAAACGCCACTGAAGCTCTTAAAAATCGGTGGGGGATAGGTTCCCCCATCGTATATGCCGGAGGAATGACCGGCGAGAGGATGGGTCAGTGGATGGATTTCAAAGACCATGGACTGTGGTACGAGGACGATGTGGGCATGTGGGATGCCAGCGTCTGTGCCCGACTGTTGAGAAGATTTGCATATATGGCTAAACATATGGGCTGCCCTCCACGGGTTTTTGCTTATTTGATGGCCAGTCTTAAGACAGTCGGGCGTACCCGACACGGAATACGGGTTAAGACCCCAGGAGGAATGAAGTCAGGTGTCCCATGGACCTCCCTGGCTAATAGTTTACTCAATGGTTTTGTACACCTGTATATATATCAGAAGGAGCACAAGCTAACCTTATCGCAAGCTTTAGCAGAATTTAGAATCCTTGTCATGGGAGATGACAGTGTGATCAACTGCAATAAGCGCACTGATTTCCGAGCCGGAATGGCTGAATTTGGTTTCAAAGCAGAGACCATATCACGGGAACATAAACACCAATTCGGGTTTTGCTCGGCTTACTTTCTACCTACAGAGAGAGGCACTGTGTGTGTTCCCAACCCTGTGCGTGTTTTGATGAAATTCGGAACGTTTCATACTTTACCGCCTCATATGAACTACCTTGAAATGGTCAAGGGGGCCGCTAAGTCCATATTCAACTCAATGAATATATGGCCGGCTTTTGCAAGAGAATTGCGAGCTATTATAGATCTTCCCAATGTCAAGGCAAAATCTTGGCAAATAGATTATAGTAAGTTCAGGAATCGTGTCGCTGAATGGGATGTGTGGAATTCACGCCCTGTTCGGTTGATCTCAGCTGGGATAGCTGAGTTGAATAGGAAAATACCCGGCGGACTAAGAGAAATCTGGTCTGACGGTCCCTGCTTTTCTAGATACGGTGATTTCGGATCCGATGGTCCGAGCTACTCTTGGCCTAAGTGTAACTTTGGGTTATAGTTCGC